GAAGCAACCTCCCAACCTGCTGAAGCAGGATCCAAAGATGACACACGTTTCTGGCAACCAGAAGTAGACAAAGCAGGTAACGGCATGGCTGTTATTCGTTTTCTCCCTGCTCCTGCGATTGATGGTGACGATGCTCTTCCATGGGTTCGCACATTCAGTCACGGTTTTCAGGGACCTGGTGGTTGGTTCATTGATAACTGTCTCACAACTCTTAATGAGAAGTGTCCAGTTTGTGAACACAACAATACACTATGGAACTCTGGCATTGAAGCCAACAAAGAAATTGCTCGTAAACAAAAACGCAAGTTGAGTTATGTTGCAAATATTTTGGTCGTATCAGACCCAACAAACCCATCCAACGAAGGTCAAATCAAACTGTATAAGTTTGGTAAGAAAATCTTTGATAAGATTACTGAAGCAATGAATCCTGAGTTTGCGGATGAGACACCTGTTAACCCATTTGACTTGTGGGAAGGTGCTAATTTCAAGTTGAAGATTCGTAATGTTGAAGGTTATCGCAACTACGATAAATCAGAATTCGCAACACCAAGTGCATTGCTTGATGGTGATGATGCTAAACTTGAAGAATTGTGGAAGAGAGAATACTCTTTGAAAGAATTCACAGAGAAGAAACAATTCAAACCTTATGACCAACTCAAGTCTCGCCTTGATAAGGTTTTAGGATTTGAAGGTGTTGCACCTGTATCAAAGGCTGATACTGCCGTAGTAAGCAAGTTTAATGATGATGATATTGCTGTACTTGATAAACCAGTTACAGACGATGAAGATTTGGATTATTTCAAGTCACTTGCAAATTAAACTAAAGCTCCTTTCTCAGAACTTAGTTTAGACCCCGCCTTGTGCGGGGTTTTTTATGTCACTCGTTCAAGCAATTGTTTATTAGTGTTTTCTTGTTTCTTAGAACCGGATTCGTTTTTAGTCACTTGAGTATTGTTAGTGGTTGATGCATCAATAACAACTGGTGTAGTTGGTTTTTGTTGTTGTCTTTGGCCTGATGCAACAGCAGTTGAGGCTACTTGTATTGATTCTCCTGAAGCCAATTTTGATGCAAAATCACCAGATAACGTAACTCTTTTCTTCAATGATTCAGGATCGGCCGCACCAACTGTTTTGTTAACGCTATTGATATCTTCTAAATCTTCTGGTCTTTTACCTTTGTATTTTAAAAAGAAAGCAGGAACAATTTTAGCGGCTATTGATGGGTCGTTAACTTTGTCTGGGTCACCAACTAAATCTACGCCTATAAATTTTCCTAATTTTTCATAAGCTTCTTTTCCTGTTAATTGTATATAACCTCTACCACGATATTTGTAACCATCTCCAGCTTTAGTGTTACCCATTCTTCCACCATATACAACATCACCAATAGCTTCAGCTCCTTTTTTAACTAATTCAACAGCTGATTCCCATGTAGGAAATCTAACTTTATTTTTGTGAGCAGGCACCGTTTCTTTTTTCCCCTTGTTGTCATATTCTGCTCCTGGGGGGCCATACAGTTTAAACAAAGTTTTAGCAGACCACTTATCAAGATTTTCATTTTGTGGAATAAAATTACTTTCTTTTGCAACATTAGCAAGAATATTTGCTTGAGCCTTTGTTGAAGTAATACCTGAAGATTTTAATTCAGATATAATTTGTGTTGGCGCATCTTTTGCCGGTGCGGCCGCACCTGCTGCTGGTGCTGGCGAAGGACCTGCTGAAGGTGCTGAAGGTGCTGGCGCTGAAGGTGCTGAAGGACCTGCTGAAGGTTTTACTGGTGCAGAAGGTCCTGATGGCGCTGGCGCAGCTGAAGGTTTTGTTGAAGGTGGTGCTGGCGGTGGTTTTGGTGCGGCCGCTGGCGCAGCACCAACTGCTGCAGGTGGTGGTGCAGGTGCAATTGATGGTTTTACTGATGGTGCGGGTGGTCCACCTTTTTCGCCAGGTTGTGGTGGCGGCATTCTGGCCATAATATATGGGTCAGTTGCGTCTGCACCACCCAACCATTTCAATTGAGATGGTGTTAAATCTTTCTTTATGAGTTCCGCAGCTGTTGGTCCTCCTGCACCACCCCGACCGCCTTCAGCTCCAGTAGAAGGTAAAGTTGTTCTCTGCTCAACAGCTGGCGCAGGTTTTTTTAATTCTTCTTCTTTTTTCTTTTTTTCAGCTTGAGCTCTTGATTTCTTTTGTCTCTCCTCAGCAGATTCTTGTAAACCTCCCTCAGCATCATATTCATAACCTGGAGGAGCTTCTGCTTTTGCATTTTTAGCTTCTGCCTCTTTAATTGAATTTATTAAACCATCATAAATTGACTTTAAAGGAGAAATTAGAACCATCGCTTTATCAAAAATACTTCTCATATATGTAAAGACAGGTTCTAAAAAGTCAATCAATGTTTTTATTTTATCTCCAACCCAATCAAAAATTGGTTTAAAAAAATCTGTTATTTTTGTCCAAATTTTATTCATGAATAATAACATTTCATCTAAAATTGGTTGTACACTATCATTAAACCAAGTTTTGATAAAATCCATAAATTTTGAAAAAGATTCTTTTATTGCATCGAAAAGATATTCTGCAAGTCCCATAAATGCATCTTTAAACAGGGTTATAATTCCTGCAGCTATAAAAATTGCACCAATAGAAACTTTAGCTAACAGTTTTTTAGGATTAAATAAATCTAAAAAGAAACTAGCAAATCTTTGACCCATTTCAAAAGAACTTTCTTCTTTTGCTGCCTTTTTGTATGTGGGTGCCTGTTCTTTGAATACAGGAGTTGGTGATTTTTCTGTTTTACCTGAACCAATATTGTTTGCTCTTTCAGGTTTACCACCTTCCAGTTTAACAAGTTTGAAGATATTTTGTCTTGCAACATTTAAATCTCTTGCTATGTTTGGAAGAAAATTTAAATCATTCGATACCTTATTCAGAGTTTTTAGTCCAGAAACTTTTGATTCACCACCAGCTTCTGCTTTCTTCAATACTTTGGAAGAAATAACTTTCTTTAGACTATCTGGTATTTTCATATTACGATGCCGCTAATCTTTGTGCAAAACCGTCATCATAAGCACTTGCAGTTTGTTTACTTGGTTTTCCTGTGGTACCTGAAGAATTATTTGTTGTGCCTGCATTAACTGTAGAACCTTTATCGGCAGCTGATTCCATTCTTTGTCCCTCTGAAACTTGAGATGAAGATGAAGATATTGATTCACCAGAAGGTGCACCACCACTTGGTGTAATAGATGGTGCCGCACCGCCACCTCCACCACTTGCGCCACGACCTGCACTACCAGCTCCACCGCCAATAGCACCACCGGTGATTGTGTTTAGATTACCACTCTTTAAATCAATTGAACCACCACCTTTACCGGTGTCTTTTAATAATTCTAAAATTTTATCTGGATTTTTACCTGCGTCTGAAATTCTTTGTCTAACTTCTTCTTCGCTTAATTTTTTATCACCATTTCTTAAATCAGTAAATCCACTTCCTGGTTTGTTAGGTTCTGGTGGCATTATACCAAGTGACCTCTTCATAAATTGTAAAGCACCCATTCTATTGGATTCTGCTTTTGAATCAACTTGTGTTAAAGATGTACCAGCAGATTTTCCAACTGGACTTATTGCCTCTGGCGTCTGTGTGGTGGTGACTCCAGTTGAGATTTGAAGAACATTTCTTGCTTTATCTAGAATTGCTTTTTTCTGTTTTTTTGTCGCTTCTAAACCAGGCTCTAATTGCTCTTTAAGAATTTTTTCGTGTCTTTCTTTTTCTTCATTTGTAGTAGAAGATGCAATCAATGATTTTGTATCACGAATTCCTCTTTTAATTGTTCCTATTCTATTTTGCAGTTCCTCTAGTTGTGCATTATCAGCTGCATTTTCTGGTCGGCCAAAGTATTCAGCAAGTTTTTTTACTTCTGAATCATCACTATCAGGTGTTGCACTTCCTGAACCTCCTGATGCAGGAGCTGGCGGCACGATAGGTGAAGGAGATGCTGCTACAGCTGGCGGCGCCACAACAGGTGAAGGAGGTGCTGGTGCTTTTACTGGATACTTTTTCTTGAATTCTTCTCCGGCAGCAATCATGGCACCAAAGTCACCACCCTCGCCTGCTTTTGCAACACCCTCTAAATCACCAAATATTCCTTTTGGTATAACCTCTTCAGCAGCTTTATTTGCCACATCACCACTTGGTGTTGAGGATACATAACTACTACTTTGATTATTTACTTTTGGTTCTTCTTCTTTTACATCTTCTTTAATTAAATCACCAAATATGTTTTTAAAGAATCCTTTTACACTATCAAATATTTTAGAGACACTATCAGTCACAGGCTTAAAAATTTCTCCTAAAGAATCTAAGACACCTCTCAATTGGTCTTCACCAAACAATCCTAATGTTAAAAATTCTAACATTCCTCCAAAATAAGAAACAATTGAATCTGTGAAACTGCCAGTCTCTTGGTATTTTTTCCACCCAGCCATAATGCCAGAAACCAAAGTACTGACAATCAATAGTGGTACAGCCAATCTGCCCAATAATCTAATTATTGCCATTGGATTGAATAGTGATTTTACAACTTCAATTAAAGCACCACTTATAAAACCGGCAATATTTCCTAGAATGTCCATAATTCCAGAAGGCGCTGCGCTTGCGACTTTTTTACCAACACTGGCTATTGGCGATTTGCTTTTTCCCGGTTTTAATTTTCCAGCAGCCTTATCTTTTTGTTTACGAAAAAAATCAGAAGCACTACTTGTTGATTTACCACCTTTAAGTTTAACCAATTTTTGGATGTTTTGTGAAAGATTTTTTACATCTCTTGCCATTCCAGGCAACACCATTGTATTTTTTGCAATGATTGTCAACACAGAAGATGCTTCTTCTCCTAAACCTTCAGAACCTTCTTTTGAAGGAGACTTTGCTTTTCTTTCTTTTTTGGCTCCTAATTTTTCACGAATTAATGAAGACAGAAAATCATCACCACCAAAGGTTTTTTTGGCTATTTGTTTTTTAATATCAAATTGACCCTTTTCATAACCTACGTTTTTTAGTAGTGCGTCTTTTAAATTTGCCATTATCTGCTTCTTTTATTTGCTTGTTTTTGTAGAGCAATTCTTTCTTTTTCTTCTTCCAAATACTTAATTAAAAGTCCAACATAAATGCTTCTTTCCCAAGGTAACATGTTTTCAAGCTCAGTCAAACTATACTTGTGGTGTTGCATCAATGCAAAGTTTGTCTGATAATAGTTACTTAATGTATCATAACGAAATATTAGACGAAAAAATTTTGCATGCCCTTAATTGTAATTTCTTCTTCATAACTACATTTTGGACATTTAAATTGAACATCCTTTTTAATCTCAGGCATTTTGTCAAAGAAGTCTTTGAATTTTTCCAAATCTTTTTGTTGCATAGAATCAATAAAATCTTCTAACTCTTGTTTGGTTGAATCTTTTGCATAGTAAATTTGGTCTTTGTCAAAAATGTAATCAATACAATCAACAAGTACATGAGTCAATACTTGATTCTCATCCATGTTTTCATATTTTTTAACCATTTCAAATGTTGGATACTTCAAACAAACACCTAAATTTTCTGTCAGTTTAATTTGATTGATGTGTCCTTCATGTCGTGTAGGTTCAATCTCTAACAAGTTGAATTTAAATCCAACTGTACCACTACAACGAACTTCTTCACCACTATCATTCTTAATCATGTTGTTGCATTTATATTGTAAATCTACAACTTCTTCAACAGACCGAGCTCTCATATTCATAAAGAGATATTCGAGGTCAAATGTTGGTAATGTGTCAATATCAATTTCATCCAACACACAGTTTTTTAAAACTTGTCGAATAACATTAATTGTTTCTTTTCCATCTTCTGATTCTGCAGCCATGAGAAAGAGTTTTTGTTCTTTCACAAGAAATGGGCGGAAACGAATAACTTTTCCGTTTGAAATGAGTTTCACTTCATAGATTGGAACATCTAGTTTAGGTAGCATAATATCCTCGCTTGTTAATTATTAAAGTGCTCTACCAAAAGGTAGAATTCTGGACCCAGCGGCACCAAACAAAGTTGTAAGTGCGCCACCAACATCATAAGAACCTTCGTAAATGGTTCTGTATTTTTGATATGCAAAAGAGATTTGGAGTCTATGAAATGCATCATCACCCCAACTCAATGATTGGGGTGCAACTCCAATTGGAAATGCATCAATCAATTCAACTGCATATATCTGTTTAATAAAATCATCATATTGGATAATTTTAATATTTGTCATGTATCTTGATTTATTACCTTTTGGAAATCTCAAGTTATTAGTATCTGATGGATGAATTGCTTCCATCCAACGGTCAAATAGTTTTCTTTCATAGAACTCATTGGTACACAAGAATGTTAATGAGGTATCACTATATTGTGTTTGATAAGGTATTTTGAAAGTTGGTCCATAAATCTTAACATCAGCTGTTGTCAATGTTTTACCAGGCAATTCTGCAGCTTCACATTGAAGTGCTAAATTGCGAGACATGGATGAGTTAGAAGTTTTAGAATATTCATCTTCTGTACCTCCACGACCAAATGCTGAATTGATTGCATCCGAAACTTCAGAAAAAACTGAGTTTGGAAAATTTAAAATCTTTTCAAGTATTGAGTTACCGATAAACTCATTGATATAAGGTGGAATTGGAAGAACGACTTCATATCGACAAGTCTTTGCCAATCCATCTTTGGACCTGATATTAGATAGAAATAAATTTGGTGAGAATGCCATTAGAATTTTTTCCGTGAGTCTGCGTAAACTTTACTTGTTGTTGCACCGACAAATGATTCTAATGGTAACATTGCTGCAATGTCCCATTCATCTGCGGTGATTTCCAAAAATCTGGATTGAATCTGTGTAAACAAATATCTTTTAATACATGGATTAGCTTCAAATATCCTAGAAGCTGCAGCCAAGTATCTGTAGTTAATTTTTAACTTTGTCTTTTCATCATAAGTATTATTAGACATTGTATCACTCAATTTGTCCAATAAAATCATTCGATGTTTAGGGTGAATATAATGTAAATTCAAACCTAAAAATCCATCATTATACTTTTCAATTGGAATGACCAAAGGAAATTGGTCATAGTATGGCATACTATCTTTTGTCTTTGGGTCATAGAAATAAAAGTACATTTTTCCAATCATGGATGTAGTTTTAAGTCTTTCTCTATCACGCATCAATGCAGCTGAGGTTGGTTTCAAGTCTTTTACTTTTGCTCGTAACCATGCCCTAGATGCATTGGTTCTAGGAGTTAGACCTTCTTTTGCGAGGGATGATTTTATTCTGTCAAGTAGTTTTGCCATGTTCTATTTATCTCATATGCCTAACTCTTTTTCAGTTAAGATTTTGAATTGCCAACCATGTTCTTTACAGAACAAATCGGCAGCTCTCCACTTTTCTTGGTTCACGGCATATGTTGCCGACTCTTGGATAAAGCGTGCCGTTTTACGTCTCCGCACAGGTTGTTTTGTCTGTGACTCTGGCTTTATCTCTAGTATCATCGTAGTCTCCTGACCATCTTTCCGTTTGATCCTGACGATGAAGTCTGGAAAGTAACGATGCACTTTTTGGTCGATAGGAGACTTGTATGGTATTGGCAACTCTTCCGATGCAAACCAAATAACATTCGGGTTATTATCTAACCATTTCAAAACTAAAAGTTCCCAACTTGAACGGTATATAACATTGTCTGCATTACCATTATATTTGTTTCTATTTTTTACTTTATAAAAACCTTTATAAAAAGATTTTTCTTTTTTCATTTTCTGAAACGAAGTTTTGCTTTTTCAGACATTTTTTTTCTTGCTTCTTCCGAATGTTTTTTACCAAACATAGGATTCAAATCACCAGACCTAGGTTTTCCATACATACCATTTTTTTCACCAATACATATTCTGGACATTCTAAAATTTTCATCTTTCAAAAGTTCTAATGTTTTTTCTCTTAATACTTGTTTGGTTTCTTCTGTGTGTTTTTTACCGTAAAAACCATTTAGCTTACCTTCAAATCCAGAACTACCTTCTAATTTTGGTATTGTTATAAAATCTGGACCATCAACATCAAAGAATTGATTTATCTTATAACAATTCATTTGTTGACTTT